TGGTTAGCCATACATGGTGCAAATGTTTTTGGGGTGGATAAAGTAAGCCTGGAGGACAGAGAGTTGTGGGCTTACATGAATGTTGAGAACGCTCAAGCTGTTTTAACTGACCCTTTAGGAAACAGGTGGTGGCAAGAGGCAGATAAACCTTGGCAAGCCTTGGCCTGGTGCAAAGAGTGGGCAGAGTACAATACCGCTAAAGCTTCAGGAGAGCCATATGAGACACGTTTACCTTGCGCTAGTGATGGTAGCTGTAACGGCTTACAACACCTCTCAGCGATGCTAAGGGACGCTGACGGGGGTAGAGCAGTAAACCTCACCCCCAATACAGTGCCGCAGGACATTTACTCCGATGTCGCAAAAAGAACGACAGCGTTGTTAGAGAAGGAAGGCACGTTGATGGCAAGACAACTGTTAGAGATTGGTGTGTGTCGTAAGATATGCAAGCGGCCAGTGATGATAGTACCGTACTCAGGTACGCGACACTCATGCCGTGATTATATTAAGGATGCCCTAGAGGAGAAGTGCAAGGGACGCAACCCGTGGGATGATAACTTCTTTCAACCATCGCTGTACTTGGCAGGGTTTGTTTGGGATGCGATAAGCGAGGTGATAGTAAGTGCCTTCTCTGCGATGAACTACATCAAAGAGATTGCAAAGCTATACGTTGAGAACAATCTGAGCTTTTCTTGGCTCACTCCAACTAACCTTGTAGTCAGACAGTTCTACCCAAACAGTAACGTGAGGCGCATACGCTCACACCTTAACGGGTCACTGATTTCACTCAGATACAGAGAGACACAAGACGACACCATAGACAAGCGGAAGATGCTCTCAGGGGCTAGCCCTAACTTTGTCCACTCACTAGATGCGGCAGCTTTAACGCTCACCGTGAGCAAGTGTGTGGACGTAGGGCTAACAGACTTCGCTATGGTACACGACAGCTACGGTACGCACAGTCCGAATATGCCGTTGCTTAATGACAAGTTACGAGAAGCTTTTGTGGAGATGTACGAGGAGCATGATGTCCTCCGTGAACTCTACGATAAGGCGGTGAAAGACTTACCGCAGGAGGTTGACGTACCCCCTCCACCAGAAAAAGGTACACTTAACTTAAAGGAGGTATTGGAAAGTGATTACTTTTTTGCTTAGGTTTCTTAATGTACCCTTAAGCCCAACACCCCCTTTTACATATCTATAGGAGATATAAATTATATGGCTAAGAATATTTTAGTATTAGAAGGCACTGCTCTGTGGGCTAAAGTGTTTGAACCTGATACCAAGTTTAACCCCCTGGGTGACTATAGTATCAACCTTCAAATGCCTTTGGCTGATAGTGTAGCAATGAGTGAGCAACTAGATGGTATAGTTCAAGCTAAGTTTAAAGAAGCGATTAAAGAAGATCCTCGCTTAAAGAACACGCTGTCCACTCAAGATGTATGTCAACCAGTGTATGATCGTGATACTGGTGACGATACAGGTAACGTAGAGTTTAAATTCAAGTTGAAAGCTAAAGTACAGAAACGTGATGGTACTTATTATGAGCAACAACCTGCTGTACTAGACTCTAAGAAAGTACCGATGAGTAAAGATACACTGATTGGTAATGGGTCTAAGGTGAAGGTAGCCTTTGAACCCATTTCTTATGTGATGTCTAGCACCAAGAAGGTGGGTGTGTCTCTTCGTATGAAGGCAGTACAAGTGATTGATCTAGTTGAATACGGTAACAGTGCTACCAGCGTCTTTGATGAAGAAGACGGTTATGTAGCCCCAGCCTCTAATGATTCTGTAGTAACAGAGGAGTTAGCTGATGTCGTTGACTTCTAGGAGTACACTTGAAGAACGCGTCCAAAAGAACCTTGATGCCCGTGGGGTCGCTTATGAGTATGAACCTTGTAAGCTTCCCTACGTGGTTGAACGGAACTACATCCCTGATCTTAAGATTGGTGATGTGTTCATTGAAGTCAAAGGTTACTTCAGACAAGACGCGCAACGTAAGATGCGCAGCATGAAAGAGCAGCACCCTGATCTGGACATACGGTTCTTATTCCAAAGAGCCAACAGTACAGTACAGGGCGCAAAGAAACGCAAAGATGGAACTAAGATGACTTGCGGTGAATGGGCAGATCGTCATGGTTTCATGTGGGCAGAAGAGATTATCCCCGATGAGTGGCTTAATTGAATCCCCGTGTGTTCGTAAATGTGAAATAAAAAATAAACACTGTAGGGGCTGTGGCAGGAGCTTAGAGCAAATTAAAAACTGGCTCAGTTACAGTCCCGAACAGCGTAAGAAAGTTATAGAGGCTTTAAATGGAAGAACAGGAGAGTGAATTTGTAATGCACACTCCATGCGATAAGTGTGGCTCGTCAGATGCGAACAGTCTGTACTCTGATGGTCACACCTATTGTTTTGCGTGTGAGACTTATGGGCAATCCCAAGAGGAGGCTAAGGTGGTACAGCTGAAACCTATAGATTTTTTAACTGGTTCACATGAAGTGCTGGTCAAAAGATGTTTAACTGAAAAGACTGTAAAGTTCTGGGACTATGAGACTGCAACGATCAACGGCAATGTTGCTCAGGTAGCTAATCATAAAACCAAAGATGGCAAGACTGTAGCGCAGAAGATCAGGACAGCAGGCAAGGAGTTCTCTGTCAGAGGAAACATGAAAGAAGCTGACCTCTACGGACAATGGCTATGGCGCGACAAAGGAAAGAACGTAACGATTGTTGAGGGTGAGTTAGATGCACTCTCTATGAGCCAAGCGTTCGATCACAAGTGGCCTGTAGTTTCCGTTAAGACAGGTGCAGCAGGAGCTAAGAAAGATATTAAGAAAGCCTTAGAGTGGCTTGAGGGTTTTGAATCAGTTGTCTTTATGTTTGATAACGATGAGACAGGGCAGAAGGCAGCTCAAGAGTGTGCAGCTCTCCTCTCACCGCGTAAAGCAAAGATAGCAAAGTTACCACTCAAGGATGCGAGCGAGATGGTAATGGCAGGGCGGCACGCCGAATTGATAGATTGTTTCTGGGCTGCAAAGGAATACGCACCAGACGGTATTATCAACGGCCTTAACTTATGGGAAGAAGTATCAACAGAGAAAGAAGTTTTTTCTATCCCCTATCCCTATTCAGGATTGAATGAGAAGATAGGAGGGTGTCGCCTCGGAGAGATCGTAACAGTAACAGCAGGATCAGGTTTAGGTAAGAGTCAGCTCACCCGTGAGTTTGCATATCATCTTCTGAACGAGGGCGCTACCATAGGCTACGTTGCGTTGGAGGAATCCAGTAAGCGCACAGCTCAGGGATTGATGTCCTTACATTTAAATAAACTTGTGCATCTTGAAGATGTACCCAAGGAAGAACTACGAGAAGCCTTTGACGCTACACTAGGTACTGGTCGTGTGTTTATGTATGACCACTGGGGATCTACAGAAAGCGATAACTTACTCAGTAAGATACGCTACCTCGCAAGAGGCTATGGTTGCCAGTACGTTATCCTAGATCACATTAGTATTGTTGTGTCCGGTATTGAGGGCGGTGATGAAAGACGTATCATAGATAACATGATGACTAACCTTCGCTCGCTTACAGAGGAGTTGAACATAGGGCTGATTGTTGTCTCACACTTACGCAGACCAAGCGGTGACAAAGGACACGAAGAAGGTGTGATGACTTCTCTATCTCAGCTACGAGGTAGTGCTGCTATTGCCCAACTGAGTGACATTGTAATTGGCTTAGAGCGTAACCAACAGGATGCGGAAACATCTAACCAAACAACTGTTCGCGTTTTAAAGAACAGGTGGTCAGGGGATACGGGAGTTGCGGGTCATCTTGTGTATTCTAAAGAAACGGGGAGGATGTCTGAAGATGTTGCTCCAGAATTTTAAGAGGAATTATAATGTGGATACTACCAAAGAACTGCCAACTGTCCTCAGCTTTTGCTCAGGGTATGGTGGAATCGAGCGAGGACTTAACCTTGCTGGAGTCAAACATCGAGTCGTCGCTTATGTGGAGATCGAAGCCTTCGCCATTGCGAACCTGGTCGCGAAGATGGAAGAAGGAAAATTGGATCCGGCTCCTATTTTCACGGATCTTAAAACCTTCCCAGCACACCTCTTTCGAGACTGCGCTGACCTCATCACTGGAGGCTACCCGTGCCAACCGTTTAGTGGGGCAGGACAACGAAAAGGAACAGACGACCCAAGACACCTCTGGCCTTACATCAGAGAACACATCAATGCAATTAGACCTGCTAGATGCCTCTTTGAAAACGTCGAAGGACACATCTCGCTTGGACTCAGTAGCGTCATCAGCGATCTGGAAGAAGATGGTTACAGAACAGCGTGGGGAATATTCTCAGCGCGTGAAGTTGGCGCACCACATCAGAGAAAGCGAGTGTTCATCATGGGCGACACCAAACACAATGGATCATCTGCCACAACGATCAAAAGAAGCCTTGAAGCGACAAGCATCGACAACGCGCAAAGGCAGAAAACGCCCAGCAAATCTAAGGGAGCAAGTCAATCCGGAAGCGGTAGCGATATATCAGGGGAATTGGCCGACCCCAGCAGCAAGGGATTACAAGGGCGCGAATGGCTACGAGACAACGATGAAAAAGATAGCAGAGGGAAAAAGAGCGAACATGGGGCAACTACCGAATGCGGTAATGGTAGCAAACAAATCGGAGAGTGGAAGCCTGAACCCCGATTGGGTCGAGTGGTTGATGGGTGTGCCAACAGGGTGGACCGCATTAGGCTCTTGGGGAACGGAGTAGTGCCTCAAACAGCAGCAAAGGCTTGGCAAGTTTTAAGCCAAAGATTTTAATCACTCCAGCGAGAGGATCGTATGATAATATTTGATATAGAAACAGACGGGCTACTTGAAGAGGTAAGCAAAGTACACTGTATTGTAATGTTCGATACAGAGTCAGAGTTCACCTCAAAGTTTGGCCCTACTGAAATAGAGGGAGCATTGGAAATCTTAAGAGATGCTGATGCTATAGGTGGCCACAACGTCATGGCGTATGACTTACCCGTACTGAAGAAGCTCTACAACTTCGACTACTATGGACAAGTCTTCGACACTCTCGTTGCCTCAAGACTCATTTGGCCTAACCTCAAAGAGAAGGACTTATTAAAGCGTACAGTTGACAACAAGCTGATAGGTTCACACTCATTGAAAGCATGGGGTCAACGCTTAAACTTCAACAAGGGTGCTTATGGTGAACAAGAGGATGCTTGGGATACCTACACACCTGCTATGTTGAATTACTGTGAGCAGGATGTCTTACTCAATGTAAAACTGTATGAACTAATAGAGGAGAAAAAATACCCAGAAGAACCGATGCGGCTTGAACACACAATGAATGAATTGTTAATCAAGCAACAAGAAGCTGGTTTCCCTTTTGATGTAGAGAAAGCACAAAAGCTCTACACCCAACTCTCTGCTAGAAAGCAAGAGATTGAGAAGGAGTTAGTTGAAACCATTGAACCCACAACAGTCGAGTTGAAAACGAAAACAAAAGTTATTCCGTTCAACCCCGCTTCTCGTCAACAGATTGCAGACAGACTAATGAAAAGAGGATGGGAGCCTCAAGAGTTTACACCAAGTAACCAACCTAAAATTGATGAAAAAATCTTAGCAGGAATTAATTTACCCGAAGCTAAACTTTTAACTGAGTTTTTAATGTTAAACAAACGGCTAGGACAATTAGGCAATGGAAAACAAGCGTGGCTTAAGTTGGAAAAGAATGGAAAGATTCATGGCCGCGTTAATCACATGGGTGCTGTTACTTCTCGTTGTACGCATAGCGACCCAAACGTAGCACAAGTCCCATCCCTCGGAGCTGCCTTTGGTAAAGAATGTAGAGAACTCTTCCATGCTCCACGTGGATACACCTTATTGGGGGCAGATGCCAGTGGCCTAGAGCTACGTTGTCTTGCCCATTACATGAATAGATACGATGGAGGTAAGTATGGCAAAGAGATTCTTGAGGGGGACATCCACACCGCTAACCAAGAGGCGGCAGGATTAGCAACACGCCCTCAAGCCAAGACGTTTATCTACGGCTTCTTATATGGCGCAGGTAACGAGAAGATAGGTCAGATCATAGATAAGGGGGCAAAGGAAGGCGGTCAGATTAAGAAACGGTTTCTGGCTAAGACTCCTGCACTCAAAAAACTAACCGAAGCTCTTAACAATAGATTGGAACAGCAACATGGTGAGAAGTTTATTAACGGTTTGGATGGCAGACGCATTCCTATCCGTCACCCTCATGCTGCCTTGAATACTCTTTTACAATCAGCAGGGGCGATCATCTGTAAGCGATGGTACGCAACTGTAGAAAATATGATAAGAGAGAAAGGCTACACTAGCGAAGAAGTTACGATAGTGGCGTTTGTTCACGATGAAGTTCAAATCTTAGTTAAACAAGGATTAGAGGATCAGATAGGTGAAATCACTAAACAAGCAATCAAAAGCACAGAAGCGCACTACAACTTCAAATGCCCCCTCGACTCAGAGTATGGTGTCGGGAGAAGTTGGGCAGACACTCACTGATGTTAATCGTATTGGAGACTTGGCAGAACTTTACACGCTCACGTGGTTGTGGGACGAGGGGTATGAAGTATTCCATAATGCTGGATGTACTGGCCCTGTTGATATTGTTGCTATTAAAGATGGTGAAGTTCACCTCTTTGATGTCAAACACAACAGCTCTAACAGAGCGAACAATGCAAGGGCGCGAACACCTCTGCAAAAGAAACTAGGGGTGAAGTACATTATGTTTAATCCCAAGACCCGTAAGTTACGCATAGTGAAGCACAGGAGTTAAGTATGAATCCACTTATTGAATTGTCATTTATCTTCGTCAGTGTTGCCCTTGGTATCAGGTGGATCTCCCAAACACTGATTGATTATGCTTTAGCAAAGCACGGTATACAAATGATGAGGGGGAGCCGAGAGGAGTTTGAAGAATTGGAGGATGATGATGAAGACTACTAGAACATTATTAGTTGATGGTGATATAGTTGCCTACAAAGCAGCAACGATTGCCGAGACACCGATTGATTGGGGTGATGGTATATGGACACTACACGCCCATGAGAAAGATGTCATAGGTTCGATGGAAGAATTTATGAGTAAGATCATCGATGAGTCAGGGTGTGGTAAAGTTATCACCTGTCTTTCAGGAGACAACCTGTACCGAAAGGATGTGGCCCCTTACTACAAAGCTAATCGTAAGGGTACTCGTAAACCTATGTTGCTAAAGTTTGCTAAGGACTACTTAGCCAAAAAGTACAATGGCAAAGTAGAGGACAAGTTAGAAGCAGACGACTTATTAGGTATATTAGGAAGTGCTGACCACAACACTGTCATCTGGTCTGCGGATAAAGATTTACTTACCATACCTGCGTACCACTTGATTGATGGTAAGGTTGTGGAGGTAGATAAACAAGAAGCTGACTACATGTTCTTGTACCAAACCCTCGTAGGGGACTCAACTGATAACTACAAAGGTTGTCCCACTGTTGGCGATAAGAAAGCTAACGCCCTGCTGGAGAAGGAGGGAGCTACTTGGGAAACAGTAGTAAAAGCTTTTGACTCTAAAGGGCTTGGTGAAGAAGTAGCTATAGAGAACGCAAGACTCGCTCGCATACTGCGGGACGGTGAATATAATTTTAAAACAAAGGAGGTAAGATTATGGGCAGCTTAAATGATGTAACCCCTGAAGAGTGGGACAAAGTTAGTAGAGACTTTAATAGAAAAGAACCAAAAGAAGAACCAGTTGATAGTTGGGACTTAAATAAAAGAAAAGAAATAAAAGAAGTAAAAGAATTAAATGAAGACCCTGTTAATCATCCTGCTCATTATAATAAGGGAGCGATTGAAACGATTGACTACATTGTTGATGTCCTCGGCAAGCACGATGCGATGTCTTACTGTCATGGCAACGTCATCAAGTACACCGGCAGTCGACTATGGGAAAAGGGCAAGCCGATTGAAGACGCAATGAAAGCAGCTTGGTACTTAAACAAGCTAATAGAACTAATGAAACAAACTAAAGGGGAGACTTGGTAATGAGAGATGAAATGGGTGGAATATCCTACGAACAACTAACAGGAATGTTTGAGGGTTTTGATTGGTATCAGAGTAAGTGTGCGGCCACCGCTATCTATCCTGAAGGTGTAGCACTAGAGTATTTAACGATGGGTCTTGCAAGTGAAGCGGGTGAAGTAGCCGGTAAGGTTAAGAAAAAGATTAGGGATGGTGAACCCGCTGACTTTAAAGATCAACTAGCCTCTGAGCTTGGTGATGTGTTCTGGTACTTAGCTATGCTTACAGATGAAGCAGGACTGAACCTGAGCGACATCGCTTTCAACAACTTGAACAAACTATACAAACGTAAGATCAAAGACACACTTAAAGGCTCAGGAGATAACCGTTAATGGATTCATATCAACAATACATACACAAGTCCCGCTACGCAAGATGGCGTGAAGAAGACAATCGCCGTGAGACTTGGGAAGAAACAGTACAACGGTATGTAGACTTCTGGGTGGATAGAGGTCAGATCAACCAGGCGACAGCTAAGTCCTTGTTCGAAGCTATCTATAACTTAGAAGTAATGCCCTCCATGCGTTGCTTAATGACGGCGGGTAAAGCCCTTGAGCGTGATAACATGGCAGGGTTTAACTGCTCCTACATTGCTGTAGATCATGTACGAGCCTTTGATGAAATTTTATATGTATTAATGTGTGGTACTGGCGTTGGCTTCTCCGTCGAGCGTCAGTCTGTAAATAAACTACCAGAGGTAGCGGAGGAAATTAATGAAACAGACACTACAATCGTGGTTCAGGACAGCAAAATTGGTTGGGCTAAAGCTTTCCGTGAACTGGTTAGTCTTTTGTATTCGGGTCAAAATCCTAGTTGGGATGTGTCTAAACTTCGCCCGAAAGGTGAGAGACTCAAAACATTTGGAGGTCGTTCTTCCGGCCCTGATCCGCTTGTTTCTCTTTTCGATTTTACTGTGTCTACTTTCACAAGTGCTGCTGGCCGTAAGCTCACATCCATAGAGGTACACGACATTGTTTGTAAAATTGCTGAGATTGTTGTTGTTGGTGGTGTTAGGCGTTCTGCTCTTATTAGTCTTTCTAATCTTAGTGATGATCGAATGCGTCATGCAAAATCTGGAAACTGGTGGGAGAGTGATACGCAACGTGCGCTTGCTAATAATAGCGCGGTGTACAATGAGCGTCCTGACTTTGAAACATTTTTGGAAGAGTGGGTTGCATTATATAAGTCAAAGGCTGGCGAGCGTGGCATCTTCTCTCGGACGGCTGCGAAGAAGCAAGCGGCTAAGAACGGACGAAGAGACATAGAGCATGACTTTGGAACAAACCCTTGTAGTGAGATTATCTTACGATCAGCTCAGGTTTGTAACTTATCCGAGATTGTTATCCGTAGTACAGATAATTTCAATGATTTAAAACGTAAGGTTGAGTTAGCTACAATCTTAGGAACCCTACAGTCATCTCTAACGGACTTCCGCTATGTACGTTCTGTCTGGAAGAAGAACACACAAGAGGAATGTCTACTTGGTGTAAGCATGACAGGTATCATGGATCATCCGGTGATGTCTGGTAAGGATACCACCACAACAGGCTTCGATCACCCTAACATGGCTAGCCTCCCTGATATACTAGAGAAGCTTAAAGAAGTTGCTGTAGTCACCAATGAGAAGTGGGCAAAGAAGTTAGGTATCAACCAGTCAACAGCAATCACAGCCGTGAAGCCAAGCGGTACAGTCTCTCAGTTAGTAGACAGTGCCTCTGGTATCCATGCTAGGTTCTCTGACTACTACATCCGTACAGTACGTAGTGATGGTAAAGATCCTATCTCTGCGTTCCTTAATGATGCTGGAGTGCCGTGGGAGAAAGATGTGATGAACGAAGAAAACTATGTCTTCTCATTCCCCATTAAAGCTCCTGAAGGCTCTACCTCTGTAGACTCTCTTAATGTAAAGCAACAGCTTGATCTGTGGGAGATCTATCAGAACCATTGGTGTGAACATAAACCTAGTGTTACGATATATTACTCCGATGCTGAGTTCCTCGCAGCAGGGCAGTGGTTATGGGATAGACTAGATAGTTGTTCTGGTATCAGCTTCCTACCTCGGACTGACCATGTGTATCAGCAAGCCCCATACACAGCGATCACCAAGGAAGCGTATGATGAAGCTCTAGCGAAGATGCCCACTGAGATCCATTGGGATAACTTAGGTAACTTTGAGAAAGAGGATACGACTACAGGGACGCAAGAACTCGCTTGTGTAGCGGGGCAATGTGAAATCTAATAAAGCTATGGTGATATTGGAGGTAATAACCTGCCTCCATATCATTGCAAACGTCTGGTTACACCTTCCTTTAACCCCTTGATCCTTGAGGGGTTTTTCTAAATGTACCCTTAAGAGAAATAATTATGCAATTTAAACCAATTATATCAAAAGAATTAGTGGATATACTTAAAGATTTATATCCCGATAAACTTCCAACTGCCCTTGGGGTATCTGCATTACAGATAGCTTATCAACAAGGACAACAATCCGTCATCCAACGACTACAGTTCATGTTAGACGATGACCAACTAGATGAGAATTAATTATGTGTATGTCAAGCCCCAAGACTCCTAAGCCCCCAGCTCCGCCACCAGCGCCTAATGCAGCTCCCGATGAGATTGAAAATGCGGTAGACTCTAACGCTGAACAACGTAAGAAAAAGCGTAGTGGTGCTAAACAGCTCCGTAGAGGTTCTACAGGTGTTCAAGCAGGTGGCACAGAAACCGCCTCAACAGGCTCAGGCTTAACAATCAACCAGTAGGAACTACCCATGATGATGAACGAGCAAAGCGTAGCGCATGCTTACGAAAACATGGAAGCAGACCGCGATGCCTTTTTAACAAGAGCAAGAGCCGCTGCTGAATTGACAATCCCCACTCTAATGCCTCGTGACGGTCATACATCTCATACTCAGTACGATACCCCCTATCAAGCGGTTGGTGCTAGAGGGGTCAATAACTTAGCCTCCAAGTTGTTAATGACCCTTCTACCACCTAATAGTCCTTTCTTTCGTTTAACGATTGACGACTTCGACTTGGTAGAACTCGCTGGCGAGGATGCCAGAGGCAAGGCAGAGGATGCCCTAGCGCGTATTGAGAGAAGTGCCGCACAACTGGTAGAGGCTAAAGCCATTAGAGTCCCAGCGTTTGAAATGCTCAAGCAACTCATCGTCAGTGGTAATGCTCTAGTCCACATGCCCCCTAAAGGTGGGATGAAAATCTTTCGCTTAGATAGCTACTGCATCAAGCGTGATACTATGGGCAACCTCCTCAAGATTATTGTTAAAGAGTCTGTTGCTTTTGAAGCTCTCCCTGAGAATGTGAAGGCGGCTTTATTAGAGAATGAAGAGTATATCAACCAACAAGATAAAAAAGAGTGTGACTTATACACTTGTATCAAACGTGAAGGTAAGAGGTTTAAGATACATCAAGAAGTATACGGTGAAGTAATCCCTAAGTCTCAAGGTAATTATCCTGAAGACAAGCTCCCTTGGTTAGCCCTACGCTTCATTGCTATTGATGGTAACGATTACGGACGCTCTTTCGTGGAAGAGATTATCGGTGATCTGAAATCATTAGAAGCGCTGACACGAGCGATTGTAGAAGGAAGTGCGGCTAGTGCTAAACTTCTCTTTATGGTTAGACCAAACGGAACTACAAAGATCCGTAACATTGCTGACTCAGCTAACGGTGCTATCATCTCTGGTGATGCCAATGATGTGTCTACCCTACAAGCGAACAAGTTCAATGACTTCCGAGTAGCTCAAGAAACTATGGCTACCATTACTGAACGCTTGTCCTTCTCCTTCCTCCTTAACAGCGCGGTACAGCGTCAAGCTGAACGAGTGACTGCGGAAGAAGTACGATACATGGCACAAGAGTTAGAGACTGCTTTAGGTGGTATCTACTCTGTCCTCTCACAAGAGTTCCAATTACCTCTCGTTAATCTACTCCTTAATAGAATGACGAAAGAAGGTAAGATGCCTAAGTTCCCTAAAGACACATTGAAGCCCCAGATCGTAACTGGTTTAGAAGCTCTTGGCCGAGGTCAGGATCTTAACAAACTATCTGCGTTCTTACAATACCTTCAGCCTCTTGGCCCACAGGTACTTCAAGAGAACTTAAACCTAGATGATTACTTAGATCGCTTAGGTGCATCTTTAGGTATTGATACCCAAGGGCTGATTAAATCTCCTGAACAAAAACAACAAGAGCAGGAAGCAGCTCAAGCCGCTATGCAACAACAACAGATGCTACAGATGGCTGAGAAAGGTGTACCAGCAATGGCTAAAGGCATGGTTGAGGGTATGCAACAGCAACCTGAAGCTGAAGAATAACTTTTAACTAAAGAGACTTTAATATGACAGAACAAATATCAACACATGAAGACGTATCCCCTGATGCTGAATCACAGGCTGCACACGAAGCTGAGATGGTAAAGGTAGCAGAGGAGTTAGAAGCAAAGAACAACCCTGATGCTGAACAACGTCCTGATTGGTTGCCAGAGAAATTTAAATCTGCTGAACAGATGGCAGAGGCGTATGCGAACCTAGAGTCGAAACTAGGGAGCAACGAGCAAGCGCAAGAAACCCCAGAGGAAACTACAACTGAACTGACAGAGCAAGCTGAGGCTAGTGATGTCCAACAAGCGGTAGAGAATGCTGGTGTTGACTTTAATGCGTTACAAGGTGAATACAACGAACAGGGAGGGATTACTGAAGACTCTTACACTAAGTTAGAGGAAGCAGGTTTCTCCAAAGATTTGGTAGACAGTTGGATCAAGGGGCAAGAAGCTCTAACCGCTAACTACCAGAGTGCTGTCTACGATTCCGTAGGTGGTGAAGGAGCATACGGTGAAATGAAATCATGGGCGCAGGATAACCTCTCACAAGGAGAAATCCAAGCTTTTGATAAAGCCGTAACTTCAGGAGATCTTGATATGGTCAAGATGGCTGTGACGAACTTACAATCTAAGTATCAAGCTGCCGAGGGTACAGATCCAACACTTGTTAGTGAAGGGCAATCCAGTAACTCAGCAGGCGGTGTGTTTAATTCGTGGGCAGAAGTGACTGCCGCTATGCAGGACACCCGATACGAAAGTGATGTCGCATATCGCCAAAAGGTTGCTGCCAAGATCGGTAGGAGCCAACTGTAACAAGTCTCTTTGGCCACCTTCGGGTGGCTTTTTTAATTCTAAAGTACAACAACACAATTACGATTACCTTTGACCCTCCGAGGAGGATAATCTCAGAGAACGAATGAGTGTTAAGTGACTGACAGAATATCAATCATTTAAACATTTAACTAAAAGGTAAAACATTATGTCAAGTAACTATTCTGCTCCCTCAAGATTGGGACAAAAAGCTGGTGGTGCGGATGACGCTAAAGAACTCTTTTTAAAGACGTTTACTGGTGAAGTCCTGACCGCTTTCAACACTAACAACATCGCTATGCCACTACACCGTGTACGCACAATCGCTCAAGGCTCTAGCGCACAATTTCCACTAACAGGTATCGCTACCACTGCAACTCTTGCAGCGGGTAACGAAGTTGTACCTGGTGCTATCGCTCACAGTGAGAAAGTAGTAAACATCAATGATCTTCTAACTTCTTCTGTTTTCATTGCGAAAATAGACGACGCGATGAACCATTATGATGTCAGGTCGATTTACTCTACTGAGATTGGGACTGCTCTAGCTAAAGCTGCCGACGTTGCTATCTTTGCTGCTGTCGAAGCTGCTACTGATGATGCTGCTGAGTACGCTCAAGGTGCATCACAGAACAACGCTGACGTTGAGTTGGGTGGTACTGGTGACGCAACAACTGGTACAGATGTAGCTAATGGTATCTTCGCAGCTTTAGAAGCTCTTGATACTAAGAATGTTACTGGCGAGCGTTCAATTGTTCTTGACGCTGACACTTACTACCGTTTGTTCACTGGTTCGGTTTCTAACCTTGCTGGTGTTATGAGTTCTGACTTCGGTACTGGCGGTAACTTGAATGCTGGTAAAGTTCCTCAGATTGGTGGTGCTAGTGTATTCATGTCTAACAACCTACCTTCAGGTGCTAAAGGCTTAGTCTTCACTAAAGACGCTGCGGCAACTGTTAAGTTATTAGACTTGGCTGTTGAGTCTGAGTACCAAGTTTCACGACAAGGTACTTTAATGGTAGCTCGTTACGCAATGGGCCATAGCTCATTACGTCCTGAGTGTGCTGTTAAACTGGTTAACGCTGCTTAATCACTACTGGAGAGTACCCTTTCGGGGGTACTTTCCTCTTTATTTTTTCATTGAGGTATTTATGACAACTCCTACAACAACACTGGCAGCAGTTAACTCCATGCTATCTACCATTGGGGAAGCTCCAGTAAACAGTTTACAATCTGGCTTAGTAGATGCCGAGACTGCTGAGACCATTCTCAATGAAGTTTCACGAAGTGTCCAAGCTCATGGCTGGAACTTTAACTCGGAACCAGATTACTCCGTTCCTGCTGACACTGGCGGTAACGTAATACTTCCTATAGAAATCCTACGAGCTGACTTAGCTCAATCGATAACGAAGTACAGAAGCTCTAAAGAAGAGTACGTACAACGTGGAAGTAAGATGTACGATAAAGTTAAACATAGTTTTAATATAGGCAAGACCCTCAAGCTTGATGTGGTTGTCCTATTAGATTTTGAAGATTGTCCTGAAGTAGCCAGACGCTACATTACAGTAAAAGCTGCCCGTATCTTTCAAGAGCGTGTAGTGGGTAGTGATTCCCTATCTGGTATGAACAGGAGTGATGAACGAGAAGCCTTATTCGCCCTTCAGGAAATGGAAGGAGACAATGGGGACTATAACATATTCGATGATTATGGCACTGCAAGCGTGCTTGATCGTTCCATTGGAACAAAGGTGATAACAAATGGCTCTAGTTTCTAAGAACATCCCTAACCTCATCAATGGGGTTTCTCAACAACCCGCAGCGTTGCGTTTAGCAAGCCAAGGGGAGACACAGGAAAACGGTTTTTCTGATATTGTTGATGGTCTTAAGAAACGCCCACCTACTGAATTTAAGAATGTATTAAGGAAAGGTTCGCCTACTGGTACAGCCTTGTCCTCTACTGAACTAGGAAGATCTTACTTCCATACGTATAAGAGAAGTGACACAGAACAGTTTACCGTTGTTTATGATCCTGTAGATACCAAGATGCGTGTCTATAATATTGATGGTAAACTTTGTTATGAAAGTGGTACAGCTAGTTGGGATGCAAATGGCAGTCAGATAACAAGTAACTCAGATAGCACAGCATACCTAAACGGTATTACCGAAGCTGACATCACCTCTACCTCTGTTGCTGATTATACGTTCTTCGTGAACAAGAAGAAGGCAGTAGTAAGAGATGAAACTACTCCAAGTAACCCCCGCAGTTTTGAGGGGATGTTTTACTTTAAACAGTTAAACTACGATAGGGAAGTTGTGTGTACTGTCCAAAACAGTGCTGAAACTGCTGCTCTTTTTTCAGGACATATAGAAACAGCAGATGGTGATCCCTTATCTGAGGCGAGTACAACAAGCACTGGTAGAGCTGCAAATCATATTTCAGGGCGTAATAACCACAGTGGTGAATATAGCAACTCATCCCAAATGTCTTTTGCGACGGGGTATGTAAGAGGAGGGGCTAACGATACACCTTTCTTTACAGTATCTAACGCAACCACAGATTTTTCATTAAAAGCTACAGACCAAGATGGTGGTCGAAGTGTCTTTGCACATAAAGATGCTATAGCTACTTTTACAAGTCTTCCTAAATACTGTGTAAACGGTTTTACCATTCAAGTTAATGGGGATAACCAGAAGAAGGAAGATGACTTCTATGTTACATATCAAGGGAGTCAATCAAGCGGTACGTGGAAAGAATGTCCGTCACCTTCTCGCCCTTCTAACCCAGTTTACCACAACTTCAATAACACAACAATGCCACATACCTTAAGGCAGAACGCTGATGCTTCTTTTACCTTTGGTGCTGAAACATGGCAGGACAGAAAAGCAGGGGACGATGATACTAACCCTTTCCCTAGCTTTGTAGGCACGACTGCAAATCCTAGTTACATTACTGACGTGTTCTTCCACCGTAACCGTCTTGGTTTCCTCTCAGGTGAGAATATTATCTTTAGTGAAGCAAGTAGTTACTTTAACTTCTTCCGTACAACAGTAAGAAGCTTACTAGACTCTGCGCCTATTGATATTGCAGTCAGCCAGAACGAGGTATCTAACCTTGAGGCTGCTACACCTACGCAAGATAACCTGATGTTGTTCTCCAACTTAACTCAGTTTAGTTTATCAGCAGCACAACTCCTCACCCCCGCAGGGGTTTCTATAGATCAGTCTACGAGGTATGAGTGCGATCTAACAGCTAAACCCGTGAGTGTAGGGACAAGTATTTACTTTGCACATAAGGATGGTAACTTCTCAGGACTCCGTGAACTATACACGCAAGGTGACTCTGATACACAGGATGCTCCGTCAATAACTTCACATGTGCCTGAGTACATCTCAGGTGGTGTAAGGCAAATGATAGCGTCCTCTAACGAAGACATGCTCGTATGCCTAACAGATTCTAACAAGAAAGAGTGCTTTGTGTACAAGTGGTATGACTCAGATAGAGAGCGTTTACAAAGCTCATGGTCTAAATGGGTGTTTGACCAAGAAGTAGAGCACATAGCTTTCAATAACACTGATGTATTCTTTGTGTTTGCTGACGGGTCTTTTGAGAGAATGTCTCTGACTAACTCTGGGGTTAATGTATTAATTGACCACCGCTTTAAGATTGAGAGTACAGGGTCTTTAACAGACTATCCTAGAGCTACTACAGGTACTACTCAGTATGTTACTAAAGAAGGTGGTTTACTTAGTGCAAGTAATGTACCAACTTACTTATCTACTCCAGGCAACTACATCTACGTGGGGGAACCTTACACGTTTAAGTACCAGTTCTCTGAACAGGTCTTTAAGCCTAATGACGATCCTACACGCCTTGCTCGTTATCAACTAAGACGTATTAGTCTTAACTATAATGACACAGGTAGCTTTGATGTTACAGTGCAATCTACTGGAAGAGATCCAAAGGTAACAGCCTTCACTGGACGTATCCTAAGCCAAGCAAATAACATCTTAGGGTCTGCTCCAACAGTTGAAGATGGTACACTTACTGTAGGTCTACAATCACAAGCTAAAGAAACAGATATAACAATAAAGAACAGTTCGCATCTACCAAGCGTCTTCCAGAACGCTGAAGTAGAAGCTTATGTCAACCAAAGAACTCGAAGGATATAATTATGGGACACCATTACAGACCAGCAAGGTTTGAAGACTGCCGTGAGATAGCCCCTCTGATGCGTGAACAAGACGCTAAGGAAGTGATGGCTAGTAGTGGTCTTGAACCTCTTAGAGCCTTGCAAGAGTCCTTTAGGATCTCTGAGATTCATAACTCAATCATCCATGAGGACGGGTCTGTGGTGGGCATGTTTGGTCTAGGTATCAACATGGCCTTTGCGAGTCCGTGGTTACTAGGAACTGATAAGTTAATTGAAACAAGAAAAGAGTTTATCCCTCAAGCGCAGAAGTGGGTGGAGGAGATGAACGATGAATACCCACTGTTATTAAACTTCGTACATGAAAACAATACGGTATCGAAGAGGTGGCTCAAGTCACTAGGGTTTGAGTTTATAAAATTACATAACGAATATGGAGTAGGAAGAGAACCCTTCTACCAGTTCGTAAGGATGAAGAAACATGTGTGATCCAGCAACAGCTATGGCAGTCGCCTCTACAGCTATATCAACAGCAGGTGCAGTACAAGGCCATAACGCACAAAACAAGGCTTATGTACAAAACGCTCAGATGGCTAGAATAGCCAAGATGGATGAAGATAGGATGATTAATCTTCGGGAAGCTCAGGAGCAAGAAGCAGCAGCACAGCAACAGATAGAGCAAGACAGACAGACACAAGAGTTAGCAGCAAGAGCTAACGTAGCAGGCGGTGAGAGCGGCGGCTTTCTAAACAACAATGCGGTTATACAAGACATCGTAAGACAAGGCTTAGAGGCCAACACAACGACCGGGCAGAACCTTGAGCGTACTAAAGCACAGTTAGGTGAACAACGCTTAGGGGCTAACACAAGGGCGCGGTCACGTATTAACTCTGTGGCTCAATCAAGTGCCGCTGCGACAGGTCTTCAGATAGCAGGCAGTGCTATCAACACTGGCGCAAAATATAAGTCAGGTGGCTTTGGCCCAACTTAATAAAGGAAACAACAATGGCAAATAAATCAATACTTGAGACTGCGAGCTTAGATAACCCAGCAGTACGAACTGGCTATCAAGTCAAAGCGCAGCCTGTTGACACCTTTGTGAGAGGCCCAAGTAATACTAAAGGTATGCAGGTAGCTCAAGCACTGGAGCAAGTTAGTGGTGCTATAAATAATGCAGGTTCGGCTTATGCTAAGACACAGGCAGAAGAAACCCGTAAGGCCACAGCTTTACAGAAAGACCAAGCAAGGGTTCTAGCAGCAAGAGAAGCAGCTCTTTTTAACGAAGCACAGAAAAGTGAAAACTATAATGAAGATAGTACCTATAATGGTAGCTTTAATTCTTACGTGGGTAGTGAGAAGGGGGCTGGGTACACTACAGCACGTGAGAGTTTAATAGACAACCCAGAAGCTCTAGCTGTCTTTGAAAACACTTTTAAATTACAAACTGAAGCTCCTCTTATTAAAGCTATTGGTGATTCTGTCTTAAAGCAGAAGAAGGATGTAGTCGGTGGTATGCTTCCAACAGTTTGGAAAGAAGCACAAGATAATAACCCTACAGATCCTACAGCAGCCTTCAGAGCTACTGAATCACAACTCTTCACTAGACTTACAGCTAAACCTGAAGACGGTGGTTACGGATTAAAGAACGAGATTGCTGCTGCTATGTTAGGGGACATCTTTAACACCTACGCACTCTCAAGGGACGAGGATGGCCGTGCCAATACATACTTAGCAGAGCAGTACATTCTCTCTGGTAAAGGTGGCGATGACATGAGAAAAAAACTTGCCACTACAATTATTAGACAGAACGCTGCTGCTGCATCTGAAAGAGGTGTGAAGAGAACCGAAGATAAGATTGCAGAGGAGAAGAGTACCAAAGAGTATGAAGTCATGTTACGGGCGGGTAAATGGGTTACTACCGATGCCCATATCTTCGCTAACAGTGATCTAACAGATAATCAAAAAACATATCTTGTAGATATTAACCAAAGAGTAAACAAACAAAAAGCAATAGCGGCAGAACCCACTCTAAAAGCTGAAGCTAAGAAACTCTTTCTTAAGACTAAACGAGAAATAATGAAGGCAGCAGTTAAGGAAGACTTTACTGCTTTTGGTTTTGCGGAGGGTGTTGTACCTACGGCTGAAGAGTTTGAAGCAAGGTTGTCTGAGTTGTATCTTGGTAAGATGGCTAATGAAAATGACTTCAACCAGCTTGTAGAAAGCGCACAGAAGAGTCTAAGTATTGACGAGTTTATAGATAGCGCAGAGTCTTCTAAACCTCTTAAGCTCCAGTTTAATCAACTTAAGGATCAATTTATAGCTAAGAGGTTTAGTAGATACATGAAGAATTATTCTAAAGCAGTGTTGGACGGTACGCCTGTCCTCACACACCTTACCAGTGAACTTAAACGTGAGGTGCATGAGCTTGTAGAAGAGCATGTAGAAGCAGGCAACAATTTAACCAATAGAACGCTATCAGGTTTCTATGAGCAAGCTGCTCAGAAAGTAATGGAACCTATTATAGAGTATGTCAGTAGTGATAATAGAAAAGA